GTAGAGAAATTCAAAGGCCGATTGAAAGAACAAGAATTAGATAGCAAAACAAAAAGCAAACTGCAAGTAGGCAGATTAACAGATGCGGTGAAACTCGAATCTGAGAAATTACGGATGAATACTCGTAGTCAATCTCAAAAAGGAAAAGAGAAATCGCAGGAAGGAGCTAAATAATGGATAACGCATATGAGGACGGACATCCACAGGGTGAAACCGTTGATAATGTAGGGCAAGACGAAAATGTTAATACGCAAGAGGGTTCTGAAAACTGGGAAGACCAAGCAAAATACTTCCAAAGTGAAAAGGATAAACTCGCAGCGGAAAACTCTAAACTAAAAGACTATGCAAAAGTAGGACAATTTTTGGAATCACGACCGGATATCGCACAGGCAGTAGCAGGTATGGTACAAGGAGGTCAAGGTGGTCAACCAGCAGGTCCACAGCGAGTTTCTTTAGATAAAGATGAATTTGACCCATGGGAAGCCTATAATGACCCGCAGTCTAAATCGTACAAGTTCAGACAACAGGAATTGAACGACTCTATTAATGGAGCTGTCAACCAACAAATGCAAGGATTTCAGAAAAATCAAGGCATGATGCAATTAAAGGGAGAATTACAACAGAGGGGTTTAAACCCAGCTGAAGTAGATTCATTCATGCAATTCGCTGCCAATAATCCAGCAGAATATGGTGTTGATGGTGCTATTAAAATGTGGAGAGCTGTTTCTGAGTCTGAAGCCGGCAATCAAGCACAAAACCCACTTGATGATATCCGTAATACACAGGGGAACCCTGCACAGGGTGGGGTGTTGCAAGGGCAGCAGCCACAAGCTCCTAAGACGGATGAAGATGCAATGTGGGAAGGTATAGTGAAAGCTGGAAGTCGTGCGAAGGTATTGTAAATAATAATATAAACTAAGGAGAAAAAAAATGGCTACTTTTAATAGTGGACAAGTATTACATTCGACTCCTGGGTCAAAAGCGGCAACAGTATTTGCTGATAGACGGTTATTCGACTTTAGTGATAGAGTCGCCGATTTAGCTCCAGAAGAGTCTCCATTTTTTGTATATTTGTCAAAAGTAGGAAAAGTACCAGTATCCGATAGCACGTTTAGATTTCTTGAAGATAGAACAAAAATATCTATTACAGATAGAACATTTACTACTTCAAGTAATTTGGGCGCAATAGCAGAAGATACTACTGATACTATGACTATATCTTCATCAGGATGGCTTATTAAAGGCATGGTTGTGATGGTATCTGCTCTTGTATCTGGTGCAGGTGCAGGAAGTAATTCTGCAACATGTGTTATTACAGCAGTTAATTCAGCTACTGAGATAGAAATAAGATGGTTGAGAGAAAATGCAACAACAGCAGTAACTATCGATGGTTCATCAACTGCTGTTAATTGTCAGGTAATTGGTACAGCGTATGCTGAAGGTTCAGGAGCTCCAGATGTATGGTCTCAAGAGTTAGATAATGATTATGGTTATACCCAAATCTTTAAAACAGCTTGTGAGATGTCTAATACAGCAAGAGCTACTGTGTATAAAGGATATGCTGATGAATGGCAAAGATTATGGAATCTTAAATTAAGAGAACATAAAATAGACATAGAGAGAACAATGTTATTTGGACAACGTGCTCAAGTTGGTGGCGTGAACTACTCAGAAGGTGTGGTAGGACATATTATCGCTGAAGGTGCTGCTCCAACAACAGATACTACTCAATTGTCTTATTCAGAAGGTAAAGCATATCATAAGTCTATAGCTTCAGGCTCAATGACATATGATAACTTTCTTTCTGACTTAGAAGTTGTGTTTGACCCTGCTAGAGGCGGAAGTTCAAGTAAATTAGCATTAGCTTCTTTACCTGTAATATCATTGTTCAATAAGTTAGGTGATGGTGCTTTTGTTGATGCTTCTATGGGGCATTCTGCGAATCCATACGCTTATAATTTTGATTCTGGAAAAGGTTCATTTGGTCATAAAGTAATGAAAATAGAAACAGTTCACGGAGACTTCACTCTTGTTAAAGAGCCGTTATTCCGAGGATTGTCTTCTACATTTATGGCTTTAGTTGACCTTGACCACGTTTCATATAGGCCTCTAGTTGGCAATGGTGTTAATAGAGACACTCATATAACAACAAACGTACAACAAGCTGATGAAGATTTACGAAAAGACTTGATTCTAACAGAAGCAGGTCTTGAAATATCTCTTCCTGAAACTCATGCTTTGTTTAATATAGAAGGAGCTTAATTATGAGAAGTGACGTATTAAACTCAAGTAGTAATAACTATGGACAGCAAATAGACAAATGGAAGTTTTCAGCTAAAACTGCAGCCTTTACAGCAGCTGACGGATTTTGTTATCTCGTTACTGATGCTGATGGTTGTGCTGTTACGCTGCCTGAACCAAACGTAGGAGATAGAATTAAAATAGTTTTTGGATGTGTTACAAGTAACAATCATACTGTTACAGCCGATGCAACAACAACTTTATTTAGTGGATATGCTCTTATGTTAGATGCTGATGGAACAGCTGCGCAATGTAAAGTTTTTGCGCCTGATGAAACAGATGATGATGTTATTACAATGAATGGTGGAACAACTGGTATTTCTGGTTCCATTGAACTTGTTGGATTAAGTGATAAAATGTGGCAAGTAGAAGCAGTTTTATATTCTGAAGGAACTGTTGCAACACCATTTGCATAAACCGAAATCATAAGGTTTAACAGTTTTGTAGGACTGTGCAGGGTATCAATAAAAGGTGCCCTGCGAACCTACTAAAATTTTAATAATAAGAGTACGTTCATGCTCTCGCCAGAGCTTTAAGTACACTCAAAAAGGAGAATAAAATGGCACAAACAGAATTACATAAATATACAGTAGCAGAAAAACTCAACAAAATGGATGTCGATTTAATAACTGTTACCCCAACAGTTTCGACAGGAAGTACTGATGCAGATGCAGATTTATTATTTGATTCATTAGAAATAGAAAATGCTGTAGCAGTTAATGGTGGTACATCAATATTACAATCAGTATCAGTATTCCATAAAGGGGACCAAAATGTAACATTTGACTTATTGTTTTTCCAAGTAACAAAAGACTTAGGTTCAGCAGGGTCAGCCTTAACTTGGGGTGGTTCGAGTGAAACAGATAATGCAGATGCAGCAGTGTTGTTAGGACATGTATCTGTATCTGATTGGTCAGATTTAGTTGATGTGCAAATTGCTACAAAAACAAATATTGGGCTTGTATTACAAGCTGCCTCTGGAACTACTAGTATTTATTGTGCTGGTGTATGTAGAGGGGCAGCAAGTGGTGACCATACAGTAGCTACTAATGTTGATATTAGATTAGGATTTATAAAAGACTAATGTTTCCTACAAGAGCAATGACAATATTAGGTGGTGATTCATTTAGAGATGAATATTCATTGGATTTCGATGGAACTAATGATTATTTAGACCTTGGAAATACAAATAACCTAGGAACTGGAGCATTTAGTTTTGCTTTTTGGATTAAAGTTGACCAATGGACATCTAATTATATTATATCTAAAAGAACAAGTGATAATGATAGATGGTTTTTTGTATCTAATGGTAGTGACCAAATCTTATTTCAATGTGATGTAGGTGGAGCTACTAAAATGAATGCTGTTTGCTCAACAATACTTACTTCTTATGAAAATCAATGGATTCATCTAGCGTTTACATCTTCTAGGGATGGTACAAATAATTGGTATCTAAATGGTAGTTATGTTAATACAGATACAGATTCAAATTCTGAAGATTGGGATAATTCTGCTAGTCTTTATATAAATAGACTAGATACTAATTATGGTTCTGCTGGAAGTTCTAATAAAATATCAGAGTTGGTAAGATATAATGTAGCTTTATCGTCATCACAAGTAGCAACTATATATAATGGAAGAGAACCATATAATCACAAAGAAGGCGTAGTATCAGCTAATTTACAAGGATGGTGGAGAATGGGAGATGGGTTGGAAGGTGGTGGTGGAACTACTATTTACGACATGTCTTCATCTACAAATAATGGAACTATGACAAATATGAGTGCAGATGACTTTGTAGGAGATGCTCCATAATGGCTTCTGAAAACAGAAAATGGGTAATAGTAAATGTATCTGATATAACAGATGAAATGATTTCAAGTTCTATCCAATTAAGCACAGGTACATTAAAAAAGACTTTAGATGGAACCAAAGCAATATTAAAGTGGGATGGTGATACACCTAGTTGCTTTGATGGAATGACAACATATAACCATAGCGAGATTTTAACTGAACTCGCAAAGAGTGATTGGACATCATAATGCCTAAAAAGAAGAAATATGTTAAAGGTGGCAAATTAAAAGGCCCTTCACATAAAAAAGGTGGTATACCTATTGAAGTTGAAGGTGGAGAGTATATCATAAAAAAAGATTCGGTAAATGATGAAACATTACCAATATTAAAAGAAATAAATGAAACTGGCAGTTATAAACATGGTGGGCATGTATGGCCAATTTTAGATGCTAGAAAACGTAATAAAGGAGTTAAATAATGCCAACAGTAAAAAATGAAAAAGGTGAAGTAATTTCACGACAACCTTATACTGCAGAAGGAGAATCTAGGGCACAAGATATCGCAGCAACAAATCCTACTTGGGAGGTAGATTATGCTCCAGGTGGTACTTCTGATGGAGCTGCTAGGTCTGTCATAGAATATGCAGGTGGTGGTAAAACTGGATATAATAAGATTGGGATGTATCAAGAAGGTGGAGAAGTGCCTCTTGAAGTTGAAGAAGAAAAAGGGGAATAATGGCTAAAAAATATTTTAGAATGGAAAATGGTAAATGTGTAGAATTTTTTCCTAATAAAGGTCCCAAAAATCATGGTCCTCAGATTAATATGCGTAAGACATGGAGTGGTACTACTAAAGTAGAATTTAGTACTACAACTATGGACAAAGATATAGCTGAAAGGAATAGACGATAATGGCTGAAACATTCAGAAACAGAATAGATGCATTAACTGGGTTTGCTGTCATTAATGGGACGGATAGCGACCCTGCTATATCTGATTGGCTTCAAGATGGAGTAAAGCAAATTATATCAATTCTTCCTCCAGCTAAATTAGAAGAATGTGCAAAGACATCAAGTGCAATTACTAGTTCTGCTGGATTTGATTTAGATACAGCGACATATGGTCCAGTATTAGCAGTAACTCGTGAAGATTCATCTAGTGTAGAACAAATGTGCAGACAGATACCAAAATTTATGTCTTCTAGAGTTGCTGACCCAAATGATTTAATGTTTTCATCTTCTACAGACCCTGTTTATTATATGGATGATGCTATTATAAAAATATTACCAGTTCCAACATCTGGTCAATCTGCATATGTTACATATGTTTCGTTAACTGCAGTAGTACATGGAGATACTTCAGGTATAGCTAATTTTCCAGATGATGTAGAAAGTGCTGTGGTATTATATGCAGCAATAAAGGCAGCTCAATCATTATTAGCTTCAGAGGAAGATGATGATTTATATATTCCAATTATTAATACATTGAAACAAGATTATATACAATCTTTGAGTTTATTAGGAGTGAAGGTTCCAACTTCTCAAGGAGTTAGTAAAAAAC